GCGTATGTATGGTTATTATGAGGCAGGTAACCGTCCTATTCCTACGATTATTGCGAATGCTTTAACGACGGTAGGTACCCTAGGGGAGTCTCAAGGTACCCTGACGTCTTTTGACATGGATCGCATGAAGAAGTTGCGTGAGGAGATTGACAATACGTTGTCAGTTGGGAGTGTGGATGTTTCCCACATTGAAAAAATTTTAAAGCAATCTTCAAAAGAGTTAGAGAATGTGTTGTCAAAATCATAAAAGTAGATTATCTTCCGATTAACTGCACTTAGTCGGAGGATAATTTTCCATGAATGCACCTATGAACCCTAATAGTTCTAATAAAACTCAGGTACCTATGGCAACTGATATAAGCAAGCGTATGGGTTTTAATAATTTTCTAAGGGATGTTCAAGGGGCAGCTCCTACACAGCCTTATGTAGCACCGCAAATGCCAGCTCCGATGCCACAGATGGCACCAAACAATCAATTTATGCCACAACAGCAACCTATGATGCCTATGATGCCTCCTTCGAGTCAGGCGATTAGAGGTGGAATTGGTATGCAACCTGTTCAGGGGTTTGATAATGGTGGTGTTGCGGAAGATCCTGTTTTTGCTGCGGTGAGAGCGAACAATGAAAGAGCGAGGGCTGAACAGGAAGCGTTAGAGGCTTATATGGCTTCACAAGCTTCGGCAGGTCCGACTCCATTAGAGATTGCTCAAGCAGGGTATTTAGCAAATCAAGATGTTTTTGATTCAAATCGTCCGGGTATGATGGTGGGCGAAGCTGGACCTTCTATGCTTCCCCTAGATGAACCACTTGCTCCTATGTTAGAAACGGCACAAACTCCAGATCCTGTAAGAGCTGTTATTCCTGCAAACACAGGACCAGTTGTGGATACAGGAGGTATATCTTCGGTTGCCCCTGACCCTGTCTCAGAATATATGGGTACAGGAAGCGAACAGGCAGGGTTTAATGTAGCTGCTGCAAACAGAGCAGCTTTTGAAGCTCAACAAGCAGCGCAAGCTGCTGCCTATCAAGAAGAGCAAGCTGCACTGAAGGCTGCATCTAATATTGCGAATGCTGAATATCTTTCTTCACCAGCTAATTTAGATAATCAATCTACAGGACCAATAAATGTTGCCGAACCTGTTACTCCAGCTCCTGCCCCAGTGCAAACAATGGATCAACTGGAGGCTGCTCTTAGAGAAGCGAAGGATTTGGATTTAGATCCTTCGAAGCGGTATAAGAATCGAACGAGTGATCTTACAGGTATTAAATATACAGATAAGAATGCATTTGAGTATGACCTTGGCGACGAGTATGACAATGTTGTTGCTGTTAAAAAAGGCAAAAACGTTTTTTTTGTAAAAGATGGAGAACGGGTAGATATTGATCGTCTAGGTCTGGATGGCTTGGGTGGCGAGACAGGTAACGAGAAGATTCAATCTTTATTTGGTCAATTAAGAGATCAGGAAGTACAAGATGTGTACGGTGAATTTGGCGGTAAAGACGGCGATCTTGTGTCTAGTTACCTTGCGGATCAAGCTGCATCTGCAGCGAATAGATCAGACAGGGATGCGTTTTATGGTAAAGGTGCTGATTCCACAGGTAAGATTACATCTGGAAAGAATAGAGGACAGGATTCACAGGCTTTAACAAATCAAATTGCTATGTTGAATGATCCTACACGAACTGGAAATATTCTTACAGATTTACAGACAGCAGCCAAAGACCCTTTTGGCGGTTTAGGTGATATTGGCAGATCTATTTTAGATGGCAGTTTGTTTACACCAAAAGACGACCAAACTGCTTATAAATCTGTTTATGATTCTGTTTTTGGAGGTGGGGATGATACTCCTTCTGGTGTTATTAGTGCAGAAGCCCCCCTTGGTAGACCAGATGGTTTAGATAATTTTGGTTATGATGAAGATGAAAACCTCTTTGATTCCGCTATTTATAATGATACAATTTCAGATTCAGATGTTGAAACTCTTAAAAGATTAAATCTTGATGGCAATCAAAGTGGTATTTTACCTTCTTCTGATTTAGGTCGTTTGGTAGGGGGAGATCAGCAACTTGCTAATGATCTTATGAAGCTTCTTGCGGTTGATCCTGATAAAACAAATGAGGATTTATTATCTACAGCGAGAACAACTCTTGGACCTGATGGGTTAAGAGAAGCAGATTCTGACTTAGCTCCTTTTGTTGATGATACTACTCTTCCTTTAGGACCAGAGGATTTTGCTCCATATCCGTTAGGTGGTGGTGCGGATAATAATCCTAATCAAAATTTTGGTAGTGATACTGCACCTACCATAACGTCTGACTTAATTTCTCTTGGCGACAGTGGGGTTGGTGGCGTTTCTCCTAATATAAATATAGATGATGGTGCTGTTACAAGCAGCGGAGTTTTACCAAGTTCTTTATTAGGTAGGATAGTTGGTCAAGAGAGTGATAATAATTTTGGTTTTGATGATGAAATGATGGGTGCTTTAGAAACTAATTTAACAAGGTCAGATATGGATCAGTTACGGGGACAAGAGATTCAAAAGTTAACGGCTGAAGTAGATGCACTTGCTGAAGCTCAAGGTTTTCCTAAATATGGTCGTAAATATGAAGAATTACTTGATACATATTATAAGAGGTTTAGCGTACCTCGTATTCTGCAAGGAAGAAGTGACATTTTAGATAATCTTAGAGAAGGTTATGGTCCGGGTTCTAAAGTTACTATAAGAGATGATTCTCCAGTAATAGGCGGTGTTCCTCAGTTAGGTACCCTGCAAAACTTTGATTTTACCAATCAGTTGCAAGATAGGGATATGGGCGGTTTAGGTGGCAATCAGGTTGATCTATCAGGTTTACCTGCAAATGTTCAGGGGTTACCTCCTTCCCAGTTGCAATTACAAGATGAACTTAATGAGCTTAAAAAGAATCAAGTAGTTGATCCTGAGATGGACGCTATTATGCAACTTAATGAGCTTAAAAAGAGTCAGGTAGTTGACCCTGAGATGGATGCACTTATGAGTGGTAGTGCAATTCCTGATTATCTAACTATGAATCAACCTGTAATTGGTGGAGGTGTAACTCCAGAATTTAACGAAGATGATTACACAGCTATTACAGGTCGAGGTGGTCTTCCATCTTACAGCAAGTCTATGGTTAATGCTTTAGCGGGGGCTGGAGGTGAAGATTTATCTAAAGCCAGAGAACAGGCTCGTAGTCAAAAATTAAATGTAGATAGATTTTCAGGCGATACAGATAAAGGGAATTTAGATATTTCTGGCACTCCTTTTGGAGAGTCTTTAGAGCTAGGTAAAATCAACTTAGGAGAAGGTATTTCTGGAGGTGATCCAAATCAATTTTTGGAAAATATGGGGTATGGTTCTCGTTTAAATAATCCCGGAGATATTGGTGATTATTATGTTTCAGGTACTGATCCAGAGGGTAATCCTGTTTACAGATTAAGAGAATTGGAACCAAGATTTAATAATTTACAGGTAGATCCTGATGGAACTTTGCTTGATCGTTTTAAAGATGCTCAACCAGAGGGAGCTTTAAAGGGAAGTATATTTGACTATGTTCCTGACGCTGAACAACTTGGTAACTTCATGCGTGGTATTATTGGTCCAGCAGGTGCTGCAGAGGTTCCTGTTGCAGCTTCTTCACCTCAATATGGCAGTCCTTTTGAAGGACCAGATTCATCTAAGATTTTTACAGATATGGACGGAAATCAAAATGTTATAAATCCTGATGGTTCCATAACGAATATTGATACAGGACAAACAGATTACTCAGGTCTTGATTTATCAGGTCTACCTAAAACCATAGATAGTTATATTGATGAATTTGGAATTGAAAGAGGCAGTATTGGTATGAGTGATGCTTCTACTTCTAATTATGGGGTTGGAGTTCCGACTGCTATAGGTGGTGAGTCTGCAGGTGGTTCAATATCAGATTTATTAGATAATATAAAATCTGGTGAGATAGGTACAACTTTTTATGAAAGTGAAGATTTAGGAATACTTCTTCCTTCTAATATAGAATTTACAAAAAAACCTTATGCGTTTGATAGATCAACAGGCGAACCAATAGGTTTTGTAAGAGGGTTTACAATAACAAATGCAGATGGTTCCAAATCTGTTATATCACAAAATAATCCTGAAGAATTTAATAGTTTAGTAAAGCAACTAAAGCAAAATTCTGTAAATATACCTGCTGGAGCAAAGATAGTTGATAACCCAAATACAGGCGATAAATTTGAATTAGGCGAAGACTTACAAGATAAAAAAATAGACTTTTTTAAAGAAACTCCTAACTCTGTTCCAGCTAGTTTGATTACTATGGAAGATATTAAAAATATCTATGGAAAGGATATTTTTGAAGAAAATAAAGATACAAGTGTTCCGGGACAATCTGCTTATAATCCAAACGCAGTAGATTTAACTAAATTTATGGGTGGTTCTGGAGGTCTTGGTAGCGATATGTCTCCCGGTACAGAATCAAATCTTCTTGGCGATTTAGGTGGATTTGAGCAGAGGTTTGAAGATGATACTTCTATTGATTCTGAAATTGCAGATTTAAATAATGTGAGTCAATTAACAGATTTAACAAATTTATTAACAGACAGCGGTTTGGATGCACAAACTGGTAACGCTATTTCTGATACTGACGCTGTTGAAGGTTTAAACATATTATCTTCTGAATCTTCTGACTCCGATCTGAGTGCATCTTCTGGTGATGTATTAGCAAATATTTTAAATACTGGAGATAACGCTGCTGCTGAAGCAACTGATTCTGCCTCTGGAACTGCAGGAAGTGCATCAGGTGGCGATGGAGAAGTAGGAGGAGGTAGTGGAGGTCTAACTGATGGAGATCTTGATGTTATAGGTGACGCTATAGGTGAAATGGCAGGTGGAGATGCGTCTGGTAGTGGCACTGGTAGTGGAGATGGTTCTGGAAGTGGCAGTGGTGGTGGAGGAGGCGGTTCTGGAGGTGGAGGAGGCGGTACATCTACTGGGGGCGAAGGAGATGGTGAAGGTGACGATGATGGAGATGGCGATGGCGAAGGCGAAGGTGGTGGTGGAACTACAATAACAGTTCCTCCTTCTGGCGGTGATTCTAAAAAATCTAAGCAGGAAAGAAGAGATTATAGCCGATTGCGTGAGATAATAGAACAAAGAGCCAGAGCGCCAAGAGGTACGGCTCCCGGATTGGGATACAAACCAGTTGAGGGTATTTCCAATACACTAAACAAAGCAGCAGATAGCTTTTTAGATGCGCTTAAATTTGGGTAATGGAAGATTTTAATTCATTTAAAGAATATTTAACAAATGATGAGTTAGCTAAAATAGCTCCTATGGTTGATAGACTTTCGGTATTGGAGGACCGTAAGGAAAGGGAGGACAACTTTTTAAACTTTGTAAAGTTTGTATGGCCCCAATTTATAGAAGGAAATCATCATAAAATTTACGCACAGAAGCTACAGGATGTAGCGGATGGTAAGATCAATCGTCTTATTATTAATATGCCTCCTCGACATACAAAGTCTGAATTTGCGTCTTACTTATTTCCAGCTTGGCTTATGGGAAGAGATCCGACCAAGAAGATTATTCAGGCGACTCACACCGCTGAACTTGCCGTTGGATTTGGTCGAAAGGTTAAGAACCTTATTGACGATGAACAATTTAGAGAAGTTTTCCCAGATGTCAAACTGGCAACGGATGCGAAAGCTTCAGGTCGTTGGTCTACTTCAAGTGGTGGGGAGTATTATGCTGTGGGTGTCGGTGGCGCTCTTGCTGGGCGTGGGGCTGACTTGTGTATTATTGATGACCCAGTTTCCGAGCAGGACGCACTAAGTCCTACGGCATTGGATAATATCTATGAGTGGTATACTTCTGGTCCAAGACAGCGTCTGCAACCCGGTGGATCTTTAATTATTGTTATGACTCGTTGGAGTATTCGAGATTTAACGGCTAAAGTCCTGCAGAAACAAAGTGAAGTTGGTGCTGATAAGTGGGAAGTTGTGGAATTTCCTGCTATTATGCCTTCTGGCAAGCCTTTGTGGCCTGAATTTTGGAAACTAGAGGAGCTAGAAGGTGTTAAGGCATCTATCCCTATTCCAAAATGGAATGCACAGTATATGCAGAACCCCACGGCTGAAGAGGGTGCAATTATTAAACGTGAATGGTGGAAAATGTGGGAGAACGAAGATCCTCCTGTATGTTCCTATATTATTCAGAGTTACGATACAGCATTTAGTAAGTCAGACAGGGCTGATTATAGTGCGATTACCACATGGGGTATATTTGAACCTACAGATGGAGATGGAGAATCAATTGTACTTCTTGATGCGGTTCGAGGACGGTGGGATTTTCCTGAATTAAAAGAAAAAGCTAATGAATTGCAACATGAATACGATCCTGATATGATATTAATAGAGCAAAAAGCAAGTGGTATGCCTTTAACACAAGAATTAAGGAGAATGGGCATTCCTGTAACACCGTTTACACCAAGTCGAGGTGCAGATAAGTTTACACGAATGAATGCCTGTGCGCCTGTATTTGAAAGTGGGATGGTTTGGAGGCCAGATACCAATTTTGCCGAAGAAGTCGTTGAGGAATGTGCTGCATTCCCTAATGGGGAGCATGATGACTTAGCGGATAGCATGACGCAAGCTATATTGCGGTTTAGACAGGGAGGGTTCATTGTTACACCTACAGATTACGAAGACGATAATAATTGGAAGGCTCGTAAGTCCGAGTATTATTAAATAATGGCGTATTTACAGAGTAATATTCCTTATTTTAAGTGTTGGGTTCGTAGAGAATACACACACAATCACGAAAAGTATCATGGCGAGTTTCTACACGCCATGGTTATTGCTGTTACGACTATTCCAAACAGATGCTTGAGTTTTCAGGTTATATTTACTGGATGCGAAGCGGAAGGAGAGGAAGAAGATACAGTTCATGGCGGTGCCATGTGGGCAAGAATGCCTATTACAGCTTTAGTTGCAGATATACCACTAGAGGAATGGCCTGATCCAATGAATACTTACGACGCTCAACCTTGGGATTGTTCGTCGCATAATCATTCTGTTTATGTCATGGATCGAACCACTCCTTGTCCTTGGATGGCTAAAATTAATGGAGAGTTTTTTCCTGCAAAGTATTTGTTTACTGTGGACTATACAGACAGTGAGATTGCAGACGATCCTGCACAACACAAACAGTCTCATGTTTTACAGCTTTTAGACGCTGGAGAGTGGACAGGCAATATTGTAGCATTGCCTAATAACCGTGTTCGTGTTACACACCCAGCATGGTTTTCGATAGGAGAAGGAGCGCCTGATTTTAGACCTTCTCAACATTTACACTATTCAAAATCAGATTTAGACTATACACTGGATGTCAATAGAATATTTGACAATCTTTACAGCGAAGGAGAAGACTAATGGCGAGTGTTATTATTAAAGGTGGCATGAAGAAAACAGGTGCTAAGAAAAAGCCTAAAGGAATGAAGGCTGGTGGTGCTATGAAGACAAAAGGCTATAAGGCTGGCGGTAAAGTAAAAGCCAAAGGAATGAAGATGGGCGGTAAAGTAAAAGCCAAAGGAATGAAAGTAGGTGGCAAGGTTAAGCCCAAGGGTATGAAGATGGGTGGCAAAGTAAAAGCCAAAGGCATGAAGGTAGGCGGTAAGGTTAAGCCTAAAGGCATGAAAGTTGGTGGCGTTGCTTTAACTTCTGCACAAAAAACACTTCCTAAAGAATTGCAAAAAGTTATAAAAAAATCAAAAGCTAAAGCTAAAAGGCCATAAATAATATTTATTAATTAATAGGATAAAGGATATATTCTAATGAATGAATATTTAAACAGGTTGAAGCAGATGAATGGGTTAGGGAGTATGACCTCCCAATACTCTTCTAACTCTGCTGTTCCTCCAAGGAGTAGAATGCCATCTGCTTCAACACCACCAAGCGATGAATATCTTATGGCTCTTGGCAAAGTAAACAAGGCTAAAGGAGCCAGAGCAAAACAATATTATCAAATGGAAGCTGAAAGAATTAAAGCGAAGGGATAAAATGTGGCCGTAGAAAGAAACATTGGCGCTGGTGGTATTCCAGAAAATTTAAATACACCTTCTCCAGAGTTAGAACAAGCTGAACTTGATATTATTGAGTTTAACGAACAAACTAACGTGACAGAGTTTGACGATGGAAGTGCTATCGTTGGTGAGTTTCAAGAAGAAATGGAAGTTGTGTCTGATATTCCTTTTGATGGGAACTTAGCGGATGTAATAGATGACGGCGAGTTAAGTGGGATATCTTCTGATTTAACTGGTAGTGTTGAAGATGATTTATCTTCAAGAGAAGAATGGGAAAGCACATACAAGAAGGGTTTAGAACTTCTTGGTATGAAGTATGAGGAAAGATCTCAACCGTTTGAAGGCGCTTCTGGCGTAATTCACCCTATGCTTGGCGAAGCTGTTACACAGTTTCAAGCACAAGCTTATCGTGAAATGCTCCCTTCTGGTGGACCTGTAAGAACACACGTTCTTGGAGCGTCAAACCCTATGCTTGCTCAACAGGCAGAACGCATTAAAGAATATATGAATTATCAGATTACTTATGAGATGGAAGAATACGATCCTGAATTAGATCAGATGCTTTTCTATCTTCCAATTGTTGGATCTACCTTTAAAAAGGTTTATTTTGATCCTTTATTGCAACGTGCTGTAAGTAAGTTTATTCATGCCGAGGATTTAGTTGTTCCTTATTCAGCTACTGATTTATTAACAAGTCCTCGTACTACACACATTATTAAAATGGATTCAAATGAAGTCCTTAAACTTCAACTTGCAGGGTTTTATCGTGATATAGAATTACCAAGTGCAGGATATGATACTGGAAGTTATAATCAAGTTGATGAAACGATTAATGAAATACAAGGCGTTCAGCCAACAAGAGGTTCTGAAGAATTAACAATATATGAAATTCATACAGAACTTGATATTGAGGGTTTTGAAGACATAGGCGAAGATGGAGAACCTTCTGGCTTAAAACTACCTTATGTAGTAACAATATTAGAAGAAAACAGCGAAGTTCTTGCTATTCGACGTAATTATGATGAGCAAGACCCAATGAAGCGTAAAAAACCTTACTTTGTTCATTATAAGTTTATGCCCGGTTTGGGATTTTATGGTTTGGGATTAACGCATATGATTGGTGGTTTGGCTCAAGCTTCTACATCAATATTAAGACAGTTGATTGATTCTGGAACTTTATCAAACTTACCAGCAGGATTTAAGGCTCGTGGCGCTCGTATTCGTGATGAAGACAGCGCATTGCAGCCCGGTGAGTTTAGAGACATAGACGTAGCTGGTGGGGACATTCGCACATCACTAATGCCTTTACCTTTTAAAGAGCCTTCAGCAACGCTTTATCAGCTTATGGGAACGCTTGTAGATGCTGGCAGACGCTTTGCATCTATGGCAGATATGAAAATAGGTGAAATGGGTGGAGACACACCTGTAGGCACTACAATGGCTATTATGGAACGTGGCACGAAAGTTATGTCTGCAATTCATAAAAGACTGCATTATTCACAAAAGATGGAGTTTAAGCTTTTATCAAACATATTTGCTATGAACCCTTCTCCTTACCCATATGCAGTTGCAGGGGCAGAACCAAATATAAAAGCACAGGATTTTGATGGTCGTATTGATATACTTCCTGTAAGTGATCCAAATATCTTTTCTATGTCACAAAGAGTAACTTTAGCACAGACACAATTGCAGTTGGTTCAATCAAATCCAGAAGTTCACGGGGGTCCTCAAGGATTGTATCAAGCATATAGGAATATGTACGAAGCTTTAGGTGTTTCCAATATAGATGCTATTTTACCTGCTCCTCAAGAGCCAGCACCTGTAAACCCAGCTAAAGAAAATCAAAATGCTTTAATAGGTCAAGCTTTACAGGCATTTGCTGGTCAAGATCATCAAGCACACATTCAGTCTCACTTGGCTGTTTTATCAACGCCTACAGTTCAATCCAGTATGGCTGTGGCTGCTGTTTTGCAAGGTCACATACAAGAACATATAGGTATGCTTGCTGAAGCAAAGGCACAAGAAGAAGTCATGTCTCAGTTGCCTCCAGAGCAACAACAAATGATGCAGCAAGACCCGAATATGCAACAGCAAATGCAAGCGCAGATTCAAAATGTTGCCTCTCAGCTTATAGCTGAAATGATTGAGCAATACGCACAGGCGGTAACTCCACCTCCACAAGAAGATCCTCTTGTGACAATAAGACAACAGGAACTTGCAATCAAAGGTGCAGATGTACAGCGTAAAGGTGAAGAGTTTGAACAGAAATTACAACAAGATCAACAGAATGAAAGAAACGATGCTCTTATCGCTCAACAAAGATTAGATATATCTAAAGAAGCATTAGAAGATAAAACTCGTATTGCTGAAGAACGAATTCAAACACAAAGAGATATTGCAACTTTAAACAATATGAAAAGGAACTAAATACAATGTCATCAGTAAATAAAGCATTCGCTCAAAGAGCAAAAAAAGATAAAATTTCTAACAGAAGTTATTTATATGAGAAAGAAATTGTAGGCGTTTTACCAGAAGATATTATTGTTCTTACAACTAAAACGCCTGATAGTGATATGAAAATTGCAGCTACTTTTAAAATACAAGAGCCTGTAATAGAAGTTGTTTCTTCTGAAACTTTATCGGTTCGAGCAAGAGATGAAAAAGGTCATTATGTTAAAGATGATTTAAGCACTCCTGATATTAATGAAGCTTGGGTTAAAAATTCAAAAGCTAAAAAGAATGTAACAAAAAAAGTTTAGAAAATGGACCCTCTATCTCTAGCCTTAATTTCATTTACAGCCTTAAAAAAGGGCATTGCCCTTGGAAAAGACTTGGGATCTATGGGCAAAGACCTAAATAAGGTCTTTGAGTTTATAGATGGTACAAAGGCAGCTCATAAGTCTGGCAATAAAAACGATCCATTATCTGAGTTAACGGCATATTATAAAGCACAAGACATGGAAAAGGCCATTGAGCAAATGGTTTGGGAGGCCAGAGGAAGCGCTGGAGTCTCGATGTTAAAGAGATTGAGAGCGCAATCTGCGGAAAGAGATAGAGATTCACGGTACGAATCTATGGCTCGTAAGAATAAAATATTAAATGTTCTTTCAATTTTATTAGGGGTATCTATAACAGTAGGTGGAGGAGCACTTCTTTTGTGGGCAGCAATTGAGTTTAAGCCCTAGCCAGTTGCTTTTTTTTACTCTTGCGTTATTATTGCTTTCATATCTTGATTCAATAGCACCGCCACTACCAACATGGATGATAGTAAAATGAATGAAATGATACCAGATAAGAAAGCTTACCAAAGCAATCGAAGAATTATGTGTTACATTGCATTAGGTCTTATGGCTATGACAACAGTAGCCACGATATGGAACCCTGTGAGGATGGCACACGCTGATGGAGCTATAATGACTCAATACATTGCTTTAAGTGGGTTGGTAGGTGCTTATTTTGGATTTAGTCGAACATCTGGTTCTGTCTCTAAAACTAAAAAAGAAGTGGAGATGACAAAATGATGCCACCAATGTTAACAGGAGATCCATATCAAGACAGAATTAGTATGGAGAAGTTTAAGGTACGAGAAGATGCGTTTAATGATCGAGGAGGGTATAATATTCAGGGACTTGATGACGGACCTGCTGGCGGTCAAGGAATAATGGGCGGGCAAGATATAAGACGATATCTTACACCTTTTTTGCAACAAATCCAACAAAGAAACCAAGCAGAAATGCAAGAAAAAATTGACCCTTATGTTCAGGAAGTTCAACAATTAACAGATCAG